TCATTGACATTGAGGAGCTTGTTGCCGCATAAGTCAAGGTCAAAAGGTAGGGGGCTTTTGCCCCCTTACCTACTTATTGCCGAAAATATATTTATTTATTTGTAAACCAGCGTCAACCAATTCGGTTTAAAATGCGTTATAGTATGGTCTCAAGACAATTTAACAACCAACAGCGAACAAGGAGCGATATGACTACAGCAACAAATTTTCTCAGCGACATGGCTGATGACTTGGGTGCAATTTACGCATCTAAGCCCGTGGCCGCCGCAACCAGCGAAGTGACTTACTTCGAGCAAGCTTGCCCTAAGTGCAGGGGCACTGGCCGCTTTTCCTTCGGTTACATCAACGTCCAAAGTGGCGAGTGCTTTGCTTGCAAAGGCAAGGGCAAGCTGTCTTTCAAAACCTCTCCTGCCACCCGCGCCAAGGCAAAGGCTGGCGCACAACGCCGCGTAACCGCCAAGGCTGATGCCCAAGCCACTAAAGCCGCTGAATGGAAAATTGCTAACCCTGCTGAAACAGCGTGGATGGAGTCCAGCGCAGAGCGCTTTGAGTTTGCCCGCGCTATGCTTGACGCTCTCACCAAATACGGCTCATTGACTGAAAAGCAGTTTGCTACAGTTCAGCGCCTGACCGTGCAGGACGTCGAGCGCAAAGCCAGCCGCGTTGTGGAGCAAGCCGCTCGCGCCACGTCAGCGCCTGTGGTGACCGTCGAGGCTATCGAGGTGGCATTCAACACCGCCAAGCAAGCTGGGGTTAAGCACCCCAAATTGCGCCTTGATACTTTTGTTTTCAGCCCCGCTGGCGAGGCAAGCGCAAACGCTGGTGCCATCTACATCAAAAACAAAGAAGATGGCGTGTACTTGGGCAAGGTCATGGGTGGCCGCCTCTTTACATCACGCGACTGCACCACAGAGGCGGCAGAGCGCATTGTGGCGGTCTCCAGCGACCCCAAGCAAGCCGCCATAGCCTACGGCATGAAATTTGGCGCTTGCGCCATCTGTGGCCGTCAATTGACTGACAGCGACAGCATTGCTCGCGGCATTGGCCCCATCTGCGCAGAATATTACAACTTTTAAGGAGATACGTATGACAAACAAAGACTACAAGGAGGGCTTCGATGGCGGCATCGACTTTGCCCTCACGTTTGTGGGCGAGGCCTACGGCACCAAGTTTGCCGACCTCAACGAGTTGGTTGAGTTCATTGAGCGCATAGAGCAGGCACTCAAAGCCGCTCAACGCGCTGTGCAGGAGGAATGATGAGCACTCAAAAAGTTATCGCCAGCACCTTGGGCATTGACCAAGCTGAATTGTCAGAGTACAGATACCAACCAACACGCACCAAGCAAGCCATTTACTCAATTGGAGATAGATACTTTGCTTGCGGGAAAAAGGCTCCAAAAGATGAAGTTGGACGGGACTGGATGGTTGAAAAAGACCAATTCTTTGCCAAGCTAAGCGGGACTGTCTTATGGTCATCTGCTCAATGCACTGCGCAGGAGGAAGTATGAGCACAATACCTTTGCACAAGAAGAATAAAAAGTAGTAAAATCAGGCACTGCAACCTACCTCGGAATAGGGATCATGCCTGAAACGTCAGCATCACAGCCAAGGGCCGCTAAGCCACGCAAGGTGGCCGTCTCCGCGCCCGCCAAAAAAACCCAAACGGTAAAACGCCCAAGAAACGTCAGCACATATGATCCCGATGTAGCAAGGGTGATATGCGAACACCTGAGTGAGGGAATACCGTTAAGACAGATATGCAGAGAGAACGAAGGCTTCCCAGCTTGGAGGACGGTTTACGATTGGATGGGGCGCGACCCCGAACTGGCCGCATCAATCGCACGCGCACGCGACATTGGCTATGACGCTATCGCTGAGGAATGCTTGCAGATTGCTGACACCGTGGCTTTTGGTCAGAAGCAGGTGATGACTGATGAGGGCACCGCCACCACCATCGAGGACATGCTCGGGCACCGCAAGCTTCAGATTGAGACCCGCCTCAAGCTCTTGGCCAAGTTCCACCCCACCAAGTACGGCGAGAAGATCGGCGTGCATGGCGTGGCAGGCCAGCCCCCTGTATCCACTGAGGACACTGGCGTCACCCGCCTCTTCGAGTTACTGCGCAACGCTGAGCTAAAGACCCGTGCTGGATCTGCTTGACGCTGAGACGGCAACCGCGTTCGCGGGCCTTGGGCCCCTTGACCGCCTAGCCATGATCAAGCACATGGAGTGGGTGAACAAAGCCCACCCCTATCAGATCCCACCTGACCTACAACAAGATTGGACAGTATGGCTTCTCCTCGCTGGGCGTGGAGCGGGCAAGAGCCACGCAGGGAGCCACGCCCTGTGGTGGTGGTGCTGGACGCACCCCAACTCACGCGGGCTCGTCCTAGCCCCCACCAGCAACGACGTCAAGTTCACCTGCTTCGAGGGAGTGTCAGGCCTAATTGCCAACATCCCTCGGGAGCTTGTGGCCAACTACAACAAGCAGGATCACGTCATTGACCTTGTCAATGGCTCAAGCATCAGGGGCATCAGCGCAGACTCGTATGAGCGCCTACGCGGCCCTCAGTTCCACTTCGCATGGTGTGATGAGCTTGCGGCCTTTCAGTACCTGCAAGACGCGTGGGACATGATGATGTTTGGCCTGCGCCTTGGTGAACAGCCAAGGGTGATAGCCACGACAACGCCCAAGCCCAAGGACTTGATCATTGACCTTGTGGGCCGCGAGGGTGACGACGTGGTGGTAGACCGCGCCAGCACCTACGCCAACATGGCCAACCTTGCACCAAGCTTTGCCAACCAGCTAGAGCAGTACAGGGGCACCAAGCTGTATGACCAAGAGGTGATGGGCCAACTCGTTGACCTCGAGGATGGCAAGGTGGTCAGCCGCGACATGTTTGAGCTATGGCCAGCGTTCACCGCCGACGGGCACCCTAACCCGTTCCCTGACTTTGAGTTCATTGTGATGTCGCTGGACTGTGCGTTCAGCGAGAAGACCCACAACGACCCAACAGCCTGCACCGTGTGGGGCGTGTTCAAGCCACTGGACGGCCCCATGTCTGTCCTGCTCATCGACGCATGGGCTGAGCACCTGAGCTTCCCTGACCTCAAGCCAAGGGTCATTGACGAGTTCTACACCAGCTACGGCGAGGGCAAGAAGGCGAAGAAGCCTGACCTGATGATCATCGAGGACAAGGCGGCAGGCATCAGTCTTATACAAGAGTTGGCAAGGGCGGGGTTACCGTGCAGGGCATATAACCCGGGTCGCGCCGACAAGATGCAACGCCTACAGATCTCAGCCGCCGTCATTGCCGCTGGGCGTGTGTGGCTCCCCGAGAGTGAGACCCGACCCAACATGGTCAAGACGTGGGCCGAGGGCTTCCTGTCTCAGATCTGCTCATTCCCTGACTCCGCGCACGACGACTACGTCGACACCACCACGCAGGTGCTCCGCATCTTGAAGGACATGGGCTGGCTCGACATCGACCCACCTCCTCTGTATGATGACGACGATTACGCAGACGACTACAAACCTAAGAGGGTGAACCCCTATGCGGCATAACCATGGCTGATCCAAGCAAACTAATCCGAGGGGGCAAAGGGGCTAAGGCCGTGATGTCGCTGGCCGATCAGGTCAGGGCAGAGATGGCCGCTGAGAAGGCGGCAACGCGTGCCCGAGGCTTTGGTGTCGCTGGCGAGGACTACGCTGACCCTAAGGTCAAGCCCACCATGAAATTCTCTGAGGCGCTTGGTAACACTGGCTCCGAGGGCAAGACCCTGAACCTTACTGAGGCTGACCGTTCACGTGTGCAAGGTGAAAACATGGGAGGCGTGGGCTTCTCAGGCTTACAGCTTTATTCAAAACCACATAGGGACGCCAACGTGTCGTGGGGCTTTGGCAGTGAGGAGATAGCTAAGCGCAAGTCTAAGAATGCCGATCCTGAGAAGAACGTATTCACAACCTACATTGGCTCACCTGACCAGCACAAGTCCAATAGCATCGTGGTCAGGGATGCGCTCAAGAACGTGCAAGCGGCCAACAACCAAAACCTGATTGACCCTGCGCAAATCAATTTGATAAATAAACGCATACGTGAGGCAAGGAGCAAGAGTGGCACGTTGCTGTTCCAGTCTGACTTTGACGTCACCGACCCCCAAGCAATGAGCGCGGCAACCACCTTTGACCGCCGCACTGCTATCAGCAATGCATTGATGGGTATAGGGGTGCAGGGCCCCATGAAAAAGTTGGACTTTAAAAAAGCCAACCCCAACCTCGAATACAAAGACCCAGCGCAGATGGACAGCATATTGAGGCGTGAGACAGAGCCAATGCTGGAGGGCTTGCCTAACTACAGCGTGGGCCCGCGCCTGTTCACCTTGGACGGTGGCGTGGTCTACCGACCTGACCTCAACTTTGCTTTCCCTCATCAGACGACTGGCACCGACATGGGCGTCATGTTTGAGATGCCAACAATCCGAGAAGCC